CCGGCGCCGCTGCGGTGGCCACCGTGCGCCAGGTGGGCAACTTCAACGACCGCCTGATCCGCCTGGGCATTCAAGCCAACCTCGCCGACGACAAACTCGACGGCCTCAAGAACAAGATCTTCGACACCGCCAACGCCGCCAACGTCCGCGTTGCCCCGGACCAGTTGCTCAACGCCATCGACGCCATCGTCGAGAAGACCGGCGACCTGAAGTTCGCCGAAGACAACCTGATGAACATGGGCGTGGCCATGCAGGCCACCAACGCGATGGGCGCGGACATCGGGGAGCTGTTCGCCGAGTTCCAGAAGATGAACATCAAGGCGCCCGAGGAAGTACTTCGCGCCATCGACGTGCTGAACGTCCAGGGCAAGGAAGGCGCGTTCACCCTGCAGAACCTGGCGCGGCTCGGCCCCCGTGTGATCACCGCCTACACCGCCACCGGACGTGGTGGCGTTGAGGCGCTGCGCGAAATGGGCGCCGCCCTGCAGATGATCCGCCAGGGCACCGGCAGCTCCGAGATGGCGGCCACCGCGTTTGAAGCGACCATGCGCACCCTCACCGACGCCGACAAGATCAAGAAGCTCAAGACGCTCGCCGGCATCGATGTCTACCAGCACCTGGAGAACGGCGAGAAGGTACTCAAGCCGATCAACCAGCTGATGTCCGAGATCGTGCGCACCGCCGGCGGCGACATCAGCAAGATCGGCAGCATCTTCGACGCCGAGGCCGTGCGCGCCTTCAACAAGGCCGCCGGCGAATTCAATGAGACCGGCCAGCTGGCCACCCTGGAGAAGTACTTCAACGTGGTCGCCACCGGTGAGCAGACCATGACCGACGCCGGCCGTGGTGCGGAAACCTTCGGTGCCTCCATGCAGCTGCTGTCCACGGCCTGGTCAGAATTTGGAGATAACAATCTGGCGGAGCCGATCGCTGACTTGGCGGGATTTATTAATAGCGTGGAACCCGCGCAGTTCCAACGCTGGATGGAGCTGGTTAAAAATCTGGCGTTGCTTGGTGGTGGGATGTGGCTGTTCGGCAAGGCGCGCCGCCGTTTGACCGCGAAGCAAGGCGGTGGTGCCGGTGGAATGGCCGACGCCGGCGGTGGTCTAGGCGGCGGCATGGGTGGGCCCATCCCCGTGTACGTTGTGAACCAGGGCCTCGGCGGCGCTGCCGGCAGTGGGAAAGGACGGGCCGGCCGTTACGGACAGACCGGCCGCTCTACCACCAAGAAGGCCGGGCCCCTCTCGAAAGGTCGGCGCGGCTCGACACTGCGCGGCGTGGGCAGGTATGGCTTCGGGGCCCTGGAGGCTGGGGCGATCGGCTACGCGGTAGGGTCTTTGCTGAACGAGGGGATCACGCTGGGGCTGAGCAAACTGACCGGGAGCGAAACCAGTTTGGGCAGTGAAATCTACGACCTATTTAACGATGATTCCAAGCTGCTCGGTCCGACCACCCTGCCGAAGCAGGAGGTCGGCGGCGAGCTGACCATCCGCATCGATCAGTCCGGCCGCGCCCGCGTCACCAATCTGGATAAGCGCGGCAACATGGACCTGAACGTCGACACCGGCGTGATGATGGGGGATCGGTGATGTGCTCAGCCGTAATTGCACTGGTAAAGCAGGTAGATCAGCGGGAACAGCCATACCAGCTTCATAATCAGGAAGACAAAGCTCCTGACCTCTTCCCAAACTCGGTCGGCGCGTGCCTCTTCTTCTTCGTTCATAACCCCTCTCCATCCGTGAGTGTTATTCGCGGGAGTGTAGCATGAGTTGGCGCGAACAGATCCGCGAGAAGGCGAGCTTCCGGGGCGTCGAGTTCTTCACCGATTCCCACGACACCGGCGGCCTGGGCCGGCGGATCGCCAAGCACCGCTACCCGGGCCGGCCGGGACAGTGGCCTGAAGACCTGGGCCCGCAGATCCGCAGCTTTAGCCTGCCGGCCTACCTAGTCGGCGAGAACTACCTGGCCGATCGCGACCGGCTGATCGAAGCGCTGGACCAAGAGGGCCCCGGCACCCTGGTGCATCCGTGGCTGGGCCGCCTGCAGGTGGCGGTGGAAGAATCGTCGCTCAGCGAGACCACCCGTGAAGGCGGCATGTGCCGCTTCCAGATCACCTTCACCCCGGCCGGCGAGAACACCACACCCAGCGAGGCCCCCGACACCCAGGAGCAAGTACGGGCGGAATCCGCGGCCGTTCGAACGGCCGTTAAAGCGGTGTTCGAAGACCAGTTCAGCGTCGCCGGCGCGCCGGAGTGGAGCGTCGACGCGATCCGCGATCGGCTCACCGAGTTGAGCGGCCAGATCCGGACCAGCAGCGATGACCTGGCCGGCTGGATCTCGTCGCCGGCAGACCTGGCCGGCGGCATCGTCGACGCGGTGGTGAACCTCTACAACACCAGCGCCGGCGGCGTGGGCAACATTCTGCGCGCGCTGGACTGGGGCCGGCAGTTTCCACCCATCACCCTGAACACGCCGCTGCGCCGCCAGCAGGCGACCAACCAGGCCGCCATCCGCGACCTGGCGCAAGTGGCGGGCGCGGCCTCCGGCGCGGAGAGCCTGGCCGACACCGAGTTCCCCAGCCAGCAGGAAGCCGGCGAGGCCCTGGACGCCATCAACGACGTGATCGACGGCGTGCAGAGCAACACCGACCCGGAAGGCAACCCGATCGACGACACCGTCTACTACCGCCTGCAGGATCTGCGCGCGGCCGTGGTGGCGGATATCCGCGAGCGCGGCCTGCGCCTGCCGGAGGTGGCCAGCCACACGCCGGCCACCACCATGCCGGCGCTGCTGATCGCCCACCGCCTGTACGGCGACGCGACCCGCGAGGCCGACATCGTCACCCGTAACCGGATCCGCCACCCTGGCTTCGTGCCGGGCGGCGAGCCGCTGGAGGTGCTGCGCGATGTCTGAGGCGATTCTCAAGGTCGGCGGCCGCCGTTTCTCGGGCTGGAAGTCCCTCCGCTGCACCCGCAGCATCGAGCAGGCCAGCAACGCCTTCTCCCTGGACGTGACAGAGCGCTGGCCCGGGCAGCCGGACCGGTGGCCGATCCGCAAGGGCGACGCCTGTGAGCTGATCCTGGACGGCAGCACGGCGATCACCGGCTACGTGGACCGCCGCCGCCCCAACTTCGGGGAAGAGACCAGCGGCTTGACGGTGAATGGCCGCGACCGCGCCGCCGATATCGTCGACAGTTCCGCCCGGCGCCCGGGCAGCGACTACAATACCGGCGACCTGGGCAGCCTGTCCCTGCCGGCGCTCGCCCGGCTGCTCTGCCAGCCGCACAACGTTAGCGTGAACGTGGCCAGCGGCCTGGATGTCGGCGCGGCCTTCGGCAACTGCTCCATCGACCCCGGTGAATCCGTGTGGGAGTGCATTGAGCGCTACGCCCGCCAGCGCGCGGTGCTGGTGATGAGCGACGGCCGTGGCGGCCTGCTGCTCACCCGCGCCGGCGTCGACCGCAACCCCAACGCCCTGATCGAGGGCGAGAACATCGAAGGCGCCGAGCTGGACGACGACGACAGCGAGCGCTTCGCCCGGTACGTCGCCCTCGGCCAGAGCGAATCCACCGAGAGCTGGAACGGCGCCCAGGCGCTGCACGCCAGCGGCGCGGCCAACGACCCGGCCGTGCGCCGCAACCGCTTCAAGCTGGTCACCGCCGAGACGCTGGCCACCGGCGTGACCCTCGCCGATCGCGCCGCCTGGGAGCGCGACGTGCGGCGCGGCCGTGGCCGCAGCATCGTCATCACCGTGAGCGGCTGGTCGGCCAATGGCCGCCTCTGGCAGCCCAACGAGCGGGTGCCCGTGCGCATCCCGCGCTGGGACATCAACGCCGAGCTGCTGATCAAGACGGTGACCAACACAAAGGACGAGAGCGGCACCCGCTCCGAGATCACCGTGGTGCCCAAGGACGTCTACAGCCTGATCCCTATGGCGCCGGCGGAAGGCGACGAGCCTGCAGCGGAGGCCTGGTGATGCGCATGCTGCAGCTGATCCAGCGCCTGGCGTCGTCGGCCCGCATTCTGCGCACCGACGACGGCACCCAGATCCAGGTCGTCCAGGTGGAGATCCTCGGCGGCGAGCTCCGCAACGTCCAGCGCCTGCAGGACTACGGCATCACCAGCGTGCCGCTGGCAGGCTCCGAAGGCATTGCCCTGTCGCTGAATGGCCAGCGCGGCCGCACGGTGATGATCAAAGCCGACGACGGCCGCCACCGCCCGGTGGACCTGGAGCCCGGCGACGTCTGCCTCTACACCCACGAGGGCACCGTGGTGCACCTGCAGAAGGGCCGCAAAGTGCTGGTGGAGGCCGCCGACCAGGTGACGGTGAAATCGGCGGACATCGTCTTTGACGGGCCCGTGCGCTGCCTGAAGACGCTGACGGTCGCCGATCTGATCACTGGCGAGAAAGGCCTCGGCATCGCCGGCGGAGCAGCCGAAATTAATGGCGCCACTATTGGCCTGGACGGAAACC